TTATTTTGGGGTTCTCCAAACTATGGTTATTTTGATAATACTAAAATTTCAAAACCAAATCCTGATTCATATTTAAAAGAAATATTAACAGATAAGAAAACACAACAGAATTTTTCATTAAATGGTGATATTACAAAATACAATAAAATATCGGAAATGTTTACAACATTTGATACGGAAGTATTAGATTACTTTGAACAAGAGTTCTTGAACTTTAGTAGATCAATTTATGATTATAAAACATTAGTTCCAAGTGATAAAGATGTTGAGACAGAGTCCGAAAGATCATATAAAAACTTCCAATTATTAATGAGAGAGTTATTAGTTGTTGAGAAACCAACAACCCTTAATTCTGAGGGGATGATTAATTCTGTTATAGAAAAACAAAAAACAACTTTCCAAGGGATACTAACTAATTTCTTAGAATATAATGTTGTATTGAAAATGGGTAACCCATCTATGTTTGATAGAAGAACATTTTTAACATTCTCCACTAAATTCTTAATTGATCCTGTATCTTATCAGGGATATAATCAAGGGACAACAGGTAGTTTACCATCAAATGGTGGAACCATTACATTAGCTCAATCTAAAATTGCAAACCCTGAAACATGGAAAACGTTGGAGAAATATGTTGGATTTTCCGAAATACCTGAGTTAGTGTATTCTGATAATGGATCATATATAACGGATTTCTTTATTGATTTGAATGTACAATTTACTGAAAAAAATGTTAAAGATTTTGCTCCGTTGATTATGTTATATGCAACTCAGAAACTTAATAATTTTAAAGTCCCAACAAATAACGTTGTAATACCAAACCCTGTACCGACACCCGCACCAAGTCCTCAGACACCTGGTGATCTATTAATGGTTGTGACACTTAAAGATACTAAAACAATTTCTGTGTATAAATTTGGGCCACAAAAATATGGTGTTTATAAAGACACTAATGGAACAATTTTATTTACAGGACAACCTGTAAGTGCATCGTTATACCCATTAAATGCTCCTATTGTTGATGCAATTATTATAAGTCAATACCCTACGGGTTTAGCGTCAACACCTAATGACCCACAATTTATTATTAGTATTGTTAATGTAACTCCTTCACAAGTGACAACAACTACTACCACTCTTCCTATTGTACAAAATTTAGGTAATAGTGTTGATGGTTTTAAGTTTTATGGTCTTATGGACGAATATCTTGATAAATCAGAAACTTATTTAAAAAATGTTATTTCTAATTTAATGACAGGTGTGAGAGCTGGTTTACCAAATATTACAATAGAAGGTGATAAAGGTAATAAGTCACAACTTGAGGGAGAACAAACAAGAGTTGAGATGTGGGAAACATTCAAAGCGTTTAATGATACTTGGGTTGCAGGTGGTGACTTTAAATCAAAAACAATGTTTGAAGATGTTTTATTATTTGATAGGGCAAGTAGAGACGTTGGACAAAAAGTTTATGTTGATATCTTCAAAATTAAAGATTTGATTGAAGGTTCATTATATAAAAATAATATGTTAGATATTGTGTCAACAATATTATCACAAAATAATTTTACTTATTTTCCATTACCTGCTTATGCTAATTTCTATAACGCACAAGACGCAGAGAAAAATCCTGTACCAAGAAGTGAAGGATCAACTGAATTTGCTAACTCATTTTGGGGTACGTTCTTAAATGTGGATTACAGAAACACATCACCTAAGTTTTTATGTTATTATGCAAACAAACCTAGTCAATATGTGGATATGAAAGACAACGTTGATTATAGATTTAGAGACGATGCGTTTGACCTTAGACGAGCAAGTGATAATCCATTGGTTGAAAGTCAATCTAACAAAAAGAATTGGGATAAATCAAATAAGGTAGTTGGATTTAATATTGATATTAGTAATCAAAATCAACAAATATTTAAAAACTTTAGTGTTGGTCAAGATGTTGGGAAACCTACTGCAGAATCTTTGGAAATGTTAAATCAAATGGCCAACCAAAGTAGAAATAGAAGTACAGGCTCTCAAAACGTATCTTTATATAACTTATATAGAAATAGAAGTTACGAATGTTCTGTGGATATGATGGGTAATGCTCTTATACAACCTATGATGTATTTTAATGTAAGAAACATACCTATGTTCTCAGGACCATATATGATTACTTCGGTAACTCATCAGATTAGTGAAGGTGAATTTAGTACGACATTTAAAGGTATAAGACAACCTTTTTATAGTTTACCTAAAATTGATAGTTTTATACAATCTTTAAGTTTGGATATAATTTCTAAATTACAAGAAAAAGTAAAAGCAAATGAGGAGAAAGCCAAATCTTCACCTGAAAACGTAATATTCCAAAAAAATAATGTGGTTTCAAATGTAACTGGTACTGATACAATAACTAAAAATCAAGATTGTTCTGATAAAATTAATAGTGGTTATGTTGGATATACACCATTAGATAACCCAATATCAACTCAAATATCATATAAGGACTTTAAAAAATTACTTGAAGATAGGATTGTTGCAAGTGGAATACCAAAAGTAACCACAAGTGGTGGGGCTACAACTCCAAATGAAAATTTTGTAAAATTATCAGGAGTTTTATTCTCGTTTATTTATTTAGATTCGGCATCATCAAGTGGAATGAAAGCTTATGAGAATAATTATAGTACCATTAATTTAACTGAAACTTATGGGGCAATATTAGCGTCGACAACTAATAAAAAATTCTATTGTTTATCCAGGGGTACTAATTTGAATATACCTATAGTATCATTTATATCTGCTGAAAAATTTGTGGATTTTGCAATTGGTAGATTTAAAGATAGTTTATCTTTAATAAAAACCGCTACCGATGAGGAGATAGTTCAACTATATGTAACTAAGTATCCTAAAATACAACCTGATAATGTTTATACTGAAATGACGGAACAAGATAAAAACACATTACAAAATAAAGTAAAACAGTCTGTAGATATATATAGGTCATTAAATTAATTTTATTGAATAACTAGATATTTATAAATAAAAACAATTATGGATACAAAATTAATTTTAGACAACTACTTGGGTAAAAACACAAGAGTGTCAGAGAAAGATAAAGGTAATGGGTACAAAGAAGTTTGTGACTTAGACACTGGAGATTGTTATACGCTTAGAATAAAAGATGGATTAATTGAGAGAGTTGATAATACTATGAACACATTCAAAAAAATCCAAGTAGAAACTAAAACAGGAATTAAACAATTATTAAACGGATAATCATGGCAATAGATAAAAAAATATTAAAAGAAATAAGTAGATTTAATTCTATTAACAAATACATAATTGAACAAGTTGATCCGGCATTAGATCCAGCGTTGGCACCACCTGTAGATCCTATGGCACCACCTGTAGATCCTATGGCACCTCCAGCAGATCCTAATGCTGCGCCCACAGACCCTAACGCAGTTGCTCCAATTCCACCGGCAGCACCTATTGATATTGCAACCGACCCTGAGGTAGAAGAACTTGGTGCTGAGGGAGAAGAAGAAGAAAACAAAGAAGAATTAGATGTTACAGATTTAGTTAAGAGTCAAAAAAATATGGAACAAAAACAAGAAGAATATTTTGATAACTTATTTGCTCAACTAAAAACTCTTGAGGAAAAATTAGGTGAAATGGATGGTTTGGTAACAACCATAAATAACTTAGAAACTAAGTTTGATAAATTTAGACCAAAAACTCCACAAGAGAAATTAGAACTAAGAAGTTTAGATTCAGGTCCTTTTAACCAAAAATTATCTGACTTCTTTCAAGACAAAGAACCTGATATGGAAAAATCGGGTAAAAATGAATATGTTTTAACAACTGATGATGCTAATAATTACTCTACAAATGATGTTGAAACTTCATTTAATAATTACGACGACGAAGACACAAATATGATGTAATACTTTAGAGAGGGACATCAATGTCCCTCTCAAGTTTTTTTTAAATATTTTATTGACTACCCTACTTTTTATAACTATATTTTCTACGTAAACCTTTAATAAATATATACAAAATGGCGACAAACAATGTTTTAGATGCAGTTTTGGCTCAGTATGAGAGTTCAAAACAAAGTGGTTCTTCTTCCACTTCAAAATTCACACAAGAAGAAAGAATGAAAAAGTATTTCGCAGCAATCCTTAAGGATAACGAAAAACAAGGTCAACGAACAATCCGTATTTTACCTACAACTGATGGATCATCTCCTTTTAAGGAAGTTTGGTTTCACGAAATCAATGTTGATGGCAAATGGCAGAAGTTCTATGATCCAGGAAAAAATGACAACGAACGTTCACCTTTGAATGAGGTATATGACGAGTTAATGTCAACAGGTCGTGAATCCGACAAACAATTAGCAACACAATACAAGGCACGTAAGTTTTATATTGTTAAAGTAATTGACCGTGACCACGAAGAAGATGGTGTTAAATTTTGGAGATTTAAACACAATTACAAACAAGAAGGAATCCTTGACAAAATTATTCCAATTTGGAAAGCAAAAGGTGATGTTACTGACTCTGATACTGGTCGTGACTTAATCCTTGAACTTACAAAGGCAAAAACCCCAAAAGGAGCAACGTATACGGTTATCCAAACCGTTATGTATGACGATCCGGCACCAACACATGAAGATGCTGAACAATCATCAACATGGGTCAACAATGAGTTGACTTGGGAGAACGTATACTCTAAGAAACCTGTTGAATATCTTGAATCAATTGCAAGAGGTGAAACTCCACGTTGGGACACTGACGCAGGAAAATACATCTACTCAAATAATCAAGAAGAAGAGATTTCTATGGGTGGAAGTGTAAAGTCTGAAGTTAAAAAGGCTGATCCTCAGTCTAATCAAGAAGTTGACGAAGATTTACCATTCTAATTAAACTTTAATATGGACACTTGGAAATACTGAGTGTCCATATTTTTTAAAATCAAAAAAAAATGAGCAAAATAGCAGAAAAAATGTATGAGGCGTTGTCCTTAAAATACCGTAGTGAAATGGCAGAAGCGGAGGCAACATTATTAGTTTATTTAACTTCACCTGTTGGTATTGGTGAACACCCACAACATCTTGAAGAAATGGATAAGTTGGTTGAAAAATTCGCTAATGCACAAGATAAACTTGAGTCATTGGAAAAAATTCGTAAATATAATTCAGCAATTACACAATAACATGGCGATAAGAAAAAGAGAAATATCTTTAGAGACAATCAAAGGTAAGTACTCAACAAAAACAAAATACAAGCCAGAAAGTTTTTATAATCTTGGAGAGGCTTTTTTGGGGTCATCTGGATTACCGGGACCTATTATGGGGGGTATAAATATGTTTTTAGGGCATTCAAATACTTCAAAAACAACGGCAATGATCCTTGCCGCAGCAGACGCTCAGAAAAAAGGACATTTACCTATTCTTATTATTACTGAGAAAAAATGGTCTTGGGAACACGCTATTGAATTAGGGTTACAGGCAGAAAAAAACGAACTTGGTGAGTATGATGGTATGTTTATTTTTAACGATTCGTTTGATGTGATTGAACAAGCAACTGAATTTATTAATGATATTCTTGATGCTCAAGAAAAAGGTGATATTCCTTATAGTTTATTATTTTTGTGGGATAGTATCGGTAGTATACCTTGTCAGATGACTTTTGATGGTAAAGGTGGTGGAATGCACAACGCAAAAGTATTAGCAGATAAAATTGGTATGGGAATTCATTCAAGGATTTCAAAATCTAAAAAAGAAGAATATCCGTATTACAACACTTTGGTTATTTTAAATCAACCTTGGGTGTTACTTCCTGATAATCCATTTGGACAACCTGAAATTAAGGCCAAAGGTGGTGAAGCGGTATGGTTGGCATCATCATTAGTGTTCTTATTTGGTAATCAGAAAAAAGCAGGTATTAGTCACATTGATGCAACTAAGAATGGTAGAAAAGTATCGTTTGCAATTAGAACTAAGATTTCAATATTAAAAAATCACGTTAATGGTCTTGGGTATAAAGATGGTAAGATCATCGCAGTACCACAAGGTTATATTACAGACACAAAAGAATCTTTGGATAACTATAAGAAAGAATATTCTGATTATTGGGAAACAAAATTAGGGTATTCAGATTATTCTTTGGATGAATCTGATGATGACTCTGACGAGTAAAAAGTATTTCAAACGACTTAAAAAATTTAAATGGTCAAAACATTAATTGTTGATGGTAACAATTTATTAAAAATAGGATTTCACGGAGTTAAGGATTTTTATAATAATGGTGAACACATTGGTGGGACTTGGCATTTTCTTAACACAATTCGTAAATTTTTAGAAGAAACTAATTTTAATAAAGTTATGGTCTTTTGGGATAGTGATACAAACTCATCACAAAGAAAATTAATATATCCAAAATATAAGATGAATCGTAAGTCTTCTCCTAATGATGAGGAGAAGACAGATTCATTTAACAAACAAAAAACAAGGGTTAAACAATATCTTGAAGAGATGTTTATAAGACAATTAGAGGTTGAAAATTCGGAAGCGGATGATCTTATTGCCTACTATTGTCAAATCTCTTTAGATGAAGAGAAAACGATATTCTCAAGTGATAAAGACTTAACTCAATTAATTTCAGAAAAGGTATTAATCTATTCACCAAACTTAAAGTCATATTATAGATTTGGGGACAACATTAAATTTAAAGATTGTTCAATTCCTCATTATAATGTTATGACATTTAAGATCCTTGCTGGAGATACGTCGGATAACATTGATGGAATAAGTTTAATGGGTGAGAAAACTTTAATTAAGTTTTTCCCTGAAATACTTGATTCGGAGATATCTTTAACCGATATTTTAACAAAGGGTGAGTTATTGTTAAAAGAACAACAAAAAAATGTTGTTTTAGGGAATCTACTCAGTGGAAAAACCAAAGAAGGTATTATGGGTGATGATTTTTTTAAAATCAATAAAAAACTCGTAGATTTGTCAGAACCTTTAATTAACGAAGAGGGTAAAGAAATGGTTAGGGAATATTACTCTGAATCGATGGATCCCGATGGGAGAGGGCATAGAAACCTAATTAGAATGATGATGGATGACGGGTTCTTCAAATACCTACCAAAAGGTGATGACTCTTGGGTTAATTTTTTAAAACCATTTTTAAAATTATCAAGAAAAGAAAAAACAAAATTTAGAAACAAAAAGTAAAAACAAAAACAAAATGAAAGATCAAGATGTAACAAAAGTTGAATTCCTATTAATGTGTAATGATAACATTGTAGTACAACGTTTTTTTAATGTTAAAGGATTTAACAAAAATGCCCACAAATCTGAGGATTTTTATGACCATATGAGTATGGTATGTCGTAAATTACAATATGATTTGAAAATGAGATCGGTGGTCTATATGTTAGACAACAAATATGAAATTTCTGAGAATCCAGCAATTTTAAATACGTCAATTACTGACGGAGATGAAAATTTTAACCTTTATATTAAGGTTGGGGACCTGACAATTTGTCATATAAGGTTTGATGCTAAAGTGTATCCCCCAAAGGTAAGATACACCGTAGACCTACGCCCAAAGCTAAAAGGTATATTAAACGACCTGACTGACATTTTTTCAGGCAAAAATTTTAATTATTTTTACCCTGAATTTATCCAAAACCAATAGTATTTATCTTTACTAACAGAAGGAAAATTATGGCGACAAACAAAAATTTTGAGTATCTAGGAAACACATTCCAATTACAATTACTTAATCAAATTATCTTAGATAAAGATTTTTCACATTCAATCATTGATGTGATTGAAAACAATTATTTTGAAAATAAATACTTTAAAATAATTACCCAAATGATCAGAGAGTATTATACAAAATATGATCACACACCATCATTTGAGACATTAGAACAGATTACTAAATCTGAACTACAACAAGAGATTGCATCCAAGATAGTATTGGATACAATTAAGAAAATTAAGGACGCACCTATTGATGGCGTAGCTTTTGTACAGGAAAAGGCGTTAAAGTTCTGTAAACAACAGGAACTTCAAAAGGTTATGACCAAAGCTCAAAAAATCATTGATGGTGGTGAATTTGAGAACTATGATGCCCTTGAGGAAATGGTTAGAGGAGCTTTACAAGTAGGAGCTAAAGACACAAGTTCAATGGATGTCTTCTCCAATATTGATCAGGTCCTTGATGAAGACTATAGACACCCAATTCCAATGGGAATACCTGGAATTGATAGACTACTTAAAGGTGGTTTGGCTAAAGGTGAGATTGGGGTTATATTAGCACCAACGGGTGTGGGTAAATCTACAATCTTAACTAAAATTGCTAACCACGCATTTAACTTAGGAAACAACGTACTTCAGATCTTTTTTGAAGATAACCCAAAGGTAATTCAAAGAAAACACTACACACTTTGGACTAAGATTCACCCTGATGAATTATCAGAAAAAAGAGACGAAGTTATCAAAAAGGTTAAAGATATTGAGGAATCTATGCCAAATAAGTTAATTATGAATAAGTTACCATCTGATACGGTAACCATGTCACAAATTAAGAATCAAATAAGAAAGATGGTTGCTGATGGTAATAAGATTGATATGGTATTACTTGATTACATTGATTGTGTTGTTCCTGATAAGAATTTAGGTGATGAATGGAAGAGTGAAGGATCTGTAATGAGAGCATTTGAAGCAATGTGTCACGAAATGGATTTAGTTGGATGGACCGCAACACAAGGTAATAGAAGTTCTATTTCTTCTGAGGTTGTAACAACTGATCAAATGGGTGGATCAATTAAAAAGGCACAAGTTGGTCACGTTATTATTACGGTGGCAAAAACACTTCAACAAAAAGAAATGAAATTAGCAACAATAGCAATTACAAAATCAAGGGTTGGTGATGACGGAGTTGTATTTGAGAATTGTAAATTTGATAATGCAATGTTAGACATTGACACCGATAGTTCTATGACTTTCTTAGGGTTGGAAGAACAAAAAGAAGAAAAACAACGACTAAGAGTCAAAGAGTTGTTAGAAAAAAGACAACAAAGACAAAAAGACGAAACAAAAACTAATTAATTTTAAGAAAAAAAATGGAAAAAATATTAAAGGAAAACCCTAACAGGTTTGTTATCTTCCCGATTGAACACAATGACATATGGGAATACTACAAAATGCATCAGGCGGCGTTTTGGACGGCAGAAGAAGTAGATTTAACGAATGATATTCGTGATTGGGAAAAATTAACAGATAATGAAAAATTCTTTGTAAAGAATGTATTATCATTTTTCGCAGCTTCTGATGGGATTGTAAATGAAAATTTGGCGGAGAACTTCTATCGTGAAGTACAATATCCTGAGGCTAAGTTTTTCTACGGATTTCAGTTGGCGATGGAGAATATTCACTCATTAATGTATTCGTTATTGATTGATACTTACATTAGTAATCCAAAAGAAAAAGATGAGTGTTTTAATGCGATTGAGAACTTACCAGCAGTTAAGAAAAAAGCGACATGGGCTCTTGATTGGATTGATAATGGATCTTTCCAAGAAAGATTGGTGGCATTTGCTGCGGTTGAGGGTATATTCTTTTCAGGATCATTCTGTTCAATATTTTGGATGAAATCAAGAGGTATTATGCAAGGATTGTGTAATGCAAATACACTTATCTTTAAAGATGAAAACTTACATTGTGATTTTGCAATTCACTTATTGAACAACCATTGTGAGGAAAAACCATCTGAAAAAAGAATTAAGGAGATTTTGTTATCGGCTTTAGAAATTGAAAAAGAATTCATTACTGAGTCATTACCTGTATCATTAATTGGGATGAACTCAAACTTGATGAAACAATATTTGGAGTTTGTTGTTGATGGACTTTTAGTTAAATTTGGTTGTAGTAAAGAATTCAACGTTGAACAACCATTTAAGTTTATGGAACAGATTGCGGTTGAAACAAAAGGTAATTTCTTTGAGTCTAGAACAATGGAATACCAAAAAGCAAAATTGAACGAAACGATTACGTTTGAAGAAGATTTTTAAATATTAAAAAATTATGATGTCACTTAAAATATTAAAACGAGATGGGGATAATGTAACGTTTAACCCACAGAAAATTTACAACCGTGTTAAAAAAGCAGCAAAAGGATTGAATGTTAATTCAGATGAGATTTTTATTAAGGTTATTACTTCAGTACCAACTGAGGGTGTAATAACAACAAAAGAATTAGATAAGTTAGTTTACGAGATTGCGGCATCTTACACTGGTAGTCACCACGATTACTCAAGATTAGCGTCTTCAGTTGCAATTTCTTCATACCATAAAGAAACCAATCCAAGTTTTTCAGAAACTATGAATTTGTTATTTGGTGATGGTATCATCAATGAAAAATTGATTGAGACCATTAAAGAATATGGTGAGGATAGTATTGATGAGGTAATTAATCACGATAATGATTATAATTTTGATTACTTTGCTTGGAGATCTTTACAAGAAATGTACTTGTTAAAAAGACCTAATGGTGTTGTAGTTGAAAGACCACAACATATGTATATGAGGGTCGCATTATGGGTTACAGATAACTTTGTGGAGGCGGTTGAGTACTACAAATCATTATCAAATCAACTTATATCTAAGGCAACACCAATTATGATTAATGCGGGTACAAAGGTACCTCAATTAGCATCTTGTGTTTTACACTATAATAATTCAGACTCAAGAAGTGGATTGTTAAATACATTAACGGATATATCAACTTATTCTTCAGACGCTGCGGGAATTGGACTATCAATGTCTAACATTAGAAGTAAAGAAAGTAGAATATCAAGTTCAGGTGGTTATGCGGGTGGTTTATTAAAATACCTTAAAATAGTTAATGAATCTTTACGTTTCTTTAACCAACAAGGTCGTAGACCAGGGTCGGCAGCAATTTATCTTGAACCTTGGCATAAAGATATTTTTGATTTATTGGAAATTAAAAAGAACACAGGTGCTGAAGAATTGAGAGCTAGAGATTTGTTTACGGCACTTTGGATCCCTGATAATTTCATGAGAGCGGTAAAAGACAATACTGAATGGTATTTATTCTGTCCTAACGATATTATCACTGCAGGTATCAAACCATTACAAGAATCATTTGGTGATGAGTATGAAGAAAATTACAATAAAGCGGTTTCTTTAGGGTTGGGCAAAAAAGTTAAAGCACAAGACATTTGGTCTAAAATTATTGAATCACAAGTTGAAAGTGGTATCCCTTATTTATGTTCTAAAGATAGTGCAAACAGAAAGACTAACCACCAAAACATCGGTGTGATCAAACAGTCTAATCTTTGTAATGAGATTTATCAGTACACAGATGAGGAAACAACGGCTATCTGTACATTATCTTCAATAGTACTTAAAAACTTTATCACTAATGGTAAATTTGATTTCCAATTGTTGTTTAATGAAGTAAGAAAAGTAGTTAGAACTTTAAATAAAGTTGTAAATATTAATAATTACTCAACACAAAAAGGATTAAAAGGTGGTTTAGAACAACGTGCAATTGCTATCGGAACACAAGGTTTGGCTGACGTATTTTACTTACTTGACTTAATCTTTACAGACGAAGAAGCAAAAATCTTGAACAAACAAATTTTTGAAACCATCTATTACGGGGCGGTATACGAAAGTAATGAGTTATGTAAAAATGGTAAACACGAACCATACAAACACTTTAAGGGATCACCTATGTCTAAAGGTATTTTCCAATTTGATATGTGGGATTTGAATGAAAATGATTTGTCAGGATATTGGGATTGGAATAAATTAAAAGAAGATGTTAAAGAGTATGGGGTATGTAACTCATTATTCACGGCACAAATGCCTGTTGCATCTTCCGCTAAAATTACAGGATCATTTGAAATGACTGAACCGGCTCACTCAGCATTGTTTAACAGAAGAGTTGTTGGTGGTGAAATTATGATTGTGAATAAATACTTAATTGCGGACTTTGAGAAAATTGGTATATGGTCTGAAGATTTGAAAAATGAAATTATTATGAATGAGGGTTCAATCCAAAACATTAATTTCAATAACTACTTAGATCCTGAAGACAAACATTATAATAAGAAAGTTAAAAGAATTGAGCATTTAATCCCTAAGTACAAAACTATTTGGGAGATCTCACAAAAAGAACTTATCAACATGGCGGCAGACAGAGCACCATTTATTGATCAATCACAATCAATGAATATCTATATGTCAAATCCAACATTGTCAAAGATTACCTCATCACACTTCCACTCTTGGGAGAAAGGTTTGAAAACACTTTGTTACTACGTTAGAACAAAGGCAATTTCAACAGGAGCGAAACACTTAGCATTGGATATGACAAAAAGAGAACCAATTAAAAAAGTAGAAACACCTAAAGTAGATTTTTCAAATATGAATTTACCACAAAAACCTGATAGTTCAGAGTTTGAATGTTTCGGATGTTCATCTTAGTATGAATCTTATATTACAATGGGAAATCACGGCTTAGGTCGTGATTTTTTATTTTATATGTATTTATTCAAAACACATAGATACTATATTTATAAGATATGGCAAATGGAATTACATATGGGGTAAATTTTCCTTTTAGGGAATCTTACGTTGGTAAATATTTGGATGTTTCTGATACAACTGAAGAGGAAGTAAGAAGTAATTTAATTCATTTATTATTAACTAAAAAAGGGTATAGATATTATCTTCCTGATTTTGGAACAAGATTGTATGAATATATTTTTGAACCTCTTGATGGACCCACATTTAGTGAAATTGAAGGTGAAATTAGGGATTCTGTTGAAAAATACATGCCTGGTGTACAGATAACAAATATTTCAATAACCGACGCTTCTTTAGGTGAAGAAGATAAGGGTACTTTTATTAATCCTGACGGAGAAAGAGAATTTAAAGTACAAGGTATAAGTGAAAAAGAACATACCGCAAAAATTAAAATAGACTATAAGGTCACAAATCAAGCCTTTGAAAGTAGTGATTTTGTTATTATCAATATTTAATAGTATATGGCTGAGAAAAAAATATCATACACGACTAGAGATTTCCAAGGAATAAGAACTGAGTTAATTAACTTTACCCGTACTTATTATCCTGATTTAGTACAGAACTTTAACGATGCTGGGGTTTTCTCAGTAATGTTAGATTTAAATGCTGCCGTTACGGACAACCTACAATTTAATATTGATAGAAGTATTCAAGAAACGGTATTACAATTTGCTCAACAAAAATCTTCAGTTTATAATATCGCTAAGACTTACGGGTTAAAAATTCCGGGTCAAAGACCTTCGGTGGCATTAGTAGATTTCTCAATAACGGTTCCCGCATTTGGTGATAGAGAAGATTTAAGATATTGTGGTATTCTAAGAAGAGGATCCCAAGTAAGTGGTGCTGGTCAACCATTTGAAACCGTTTATGATATTGATTTTGCTTCAGCAATAAATTCTGAAGGAACATTAAATAGATTAAAGATACCTAACTTTGATGCTAATGGTAAAATATTAAATTACAACATTGTAAAAAGGGAAGTTGTTGTAAACGGGTTTACAAAAGTATTCAAACGAGTTATTACGCCAAATGATGTAAAACCATTCTTTGAATTATTCTTACCTGAAAAAAATGTTTTAGGTATAACAAGTGTCCTTTTAAAAGATGGGACTCAATTTAATACAATTCCAAATCCACAGGACTTTTTAGGGTTAAATGATAGATGGTATGAAGTTAAGGCACTTGCCGAAGACAGAGTATTCATTGAAGATCCAACTAAGGTTTCTGATCAACCTGGCACTAAGGTTGGTAAATATATTTTAACTAACACTAAATTTACATCTGAGTATACACCTGAAGGTTATTTAAAAATGACATTTGGTGGTGGTAATGTTTCTGCTGAAGAACAACTTAGAGATTTTGCAAGATCGGGTAAAGGATTTGATTTAAATAAATATTCTAATAATTTAGCTTTAGGTGCGGCTCTTAAGTCAAACACAACATTGTTTATACAATATAGAGTTGGTGGTGGACAAGCAACTAATTTAGGTGTTAATGTAATCAATCAAATTGGTACGGTTTCATTCTTTGTTAATGGGCCATCAGAAAGTATTAACAGATCTGTTATTAATACATTGAAATGTAATAACGTTACTGCAGCGATTGGAGGGGCAAATGCACCAACACTTGAAGAAGTAAGAAATATGGTATCCTATAACTTCTCAGCACAAAACAGAGCGGTTACAATAAATGACTACGAATCAATTATTAGAACAATGCCATCTCAGTTCGGAGCACCGGCAAAAGTTGCAATTACGGAAGAGAATAATATGATAAAGATAAAAATGTTATCTTACGACACAAGTGGTAATTTAACTGATACGGTTTCTAATACATTAAAAAGTAATGTTGCAAACTACCTATCAAATTATAGGATGATTAACGACTATATTTCAATAGAAAGTGCAAACCCAATTGATTTGGCGGTTAATGTTGATGTTGTATTAGATGCTAGTCAAAATCAAGGCGCGGTCGTATCTAAAATTATTGATATTATTACAACATACTTTAGTCCTACGACAAGACAATTAGGTCAAAATGTTGTGGTATCTGAATTGAGAAGATTAATCCAAGCGGAAAATGGGATAATAAGTATTTCTGATATGGAATTCTTTAATAAAGTTGGGGGACAATACTCTTCAAATCAAACATCTCAAAAATATTTAGATCCGGCAACTAAACAAATTCAATTAATTGCCGATACAATTTTTGCTGAACCTACTCAAATCTACCAAATTAGATTTCCTAATAAAGATATCAATGTTAGGATCATTAATTTAAGTACGGTTAATTTTTCCTAATAATTTATTTTTTTTTAATTAGAACTATTTTTTGAAAATAGGAAATAAACTATTTATCAAAAAAGACTTTAATGCCAAAATCATATAGAATAAGGACTCAAGTAGGGGTTGACAAATACATCAATGTAAAATTAGACCAAGATTTTGATTTTTTAGAGATCCTATCTTTAAAAATAAATCAATCAGACCTTTATACAAAGGTGTGTTCTGACTATGGTGTTGTGGTTGGTAGAGTTCTTGTAAATGGTGGTTTTGGGTTACCAAACGCTAAAGTATCTATATTCATACCATTATCTAGTGAAGATGAATTAAATCCCACAATATCTGAATTATACCCATATAAAACATTATCAGATAATAATGAGTTAGGATATAGATATAATTTATTACCTCATGATCCATCATATAGTGTTCATGCAGCAACAGGGACATTTCCAAATAGAGAAGAAGTTTTAATAGACCAAACATACATTGAGGTTTATGACAAATATTACAAATATACCGTTAAAACAAATGATAGTGGTGACTATATGATTTTTGGAGTTCCAATTGGTGATCAAACCGTTTTTATGGATGTTGATTTATCGGATATTGGATGTTTTTCATTAACACCACAAGATTTAATTAATGCGGGTCAAGCAACTCAAACACAAGTTAATGGGTCAACATTCAAATCTTCATCAAATTTAAGTGAATTACCACAGATAAAAACAGTAAATAGAAATGTTGATATATCACCTCTTTGGGGTCAAGAAGACATTTGTCAAATAGGTATTACAAGAGTTGATTTTGATTTAACTAATGAAGCAAATGTAACGATTAATCCTACCGCTATTTTTATTGGGTCTCTTATTTCTACAACTAATGAAGATGCTCTTAAAACAACTTGTAAACCAAAAAATAATACAGGAAATTTATGTGAATTAATTGCGGGGCCTGGACAAATATTAGCGATTAGGCAAACAATATATCCCGATAAAAATAATTTACCGATTCTTGAACAATATAAATTTGAACAAGATGGAAAAATTATAGATGGTGATGGGTCTTTTTTGGCAAATGTACCAATGAATTTGGATTACATAATAACTAATGAATTTGGAGAACAAATAATTTCAAATGACCCAACAAAAGGAATACCAACAAAAGGAAGGTATAGATTTAAATTTAAATGGAGTAATGAAGGTGGGTTACAGAATGATTTTCAAAGAGCAAATTTTTTAGTTCCAAATATTAAAGAACATGGTTGGAATACCAGTGGTACAGATCCGTTTGATCCAACTTCAGCAGTTTCAACAATATTTAATACAACTGCTGGTAATATTACAAGTGATCCATTACCTCCATTTACTGAAGGTGGGTTACTATTTAATGGGAAGACTAATTCCGACACTTTTACCGTTTATGTTAACGGACTACCATATTATGGAGATACTATGGTTATACCTGTTAATGTTGGTGATTTAATATCAATAGATTCAAATCCTGTTGATAATACACAACCACAACAATTTGATTTTACATTCTTTCCACAAGGTTATTTTGATTTATTGAGATCATATAGTTTTAGTTTAGATTGGGATGATTATGTGGACCCAATATCTGCAATTAATTGTGAGGATACGTTTTATGAAATGAACTACAATAAAGTTTATACTACTGCAATGTTCCTTGATAGATACAAAAATGGGGTTGGTAGGGCTAGACACTTAGGGATTAAAGAAATTGATAATAGGGCTTGTAAATCAACGGTAAATACATTTCCTTCTAACGACATTATTAAAAATTTTGACGCTATATTTTTCATTTTTAATGTCTTTATGAGTATTTTGGCATACCCATTAATAGTATTATTATTTGTTGCTCACTTTATAGCATGGATGTGGCCTGTATTAAAGTATATATTAATCGTTTTGGGAATATATTTCCTTTATGATGCAATATCGGAAATGATTGATTGGATTAACTCAACATTAGAGAATTTTGCGTTTTCAGTTCCAGGTGGACCTATAGTTAATATAGGTTTGATTTTAAGAATTGTGGCAAAGTTTGTATCGTTTATATTTAGAATAGGTTTATCAATAGCATTTATTGCTTTTACAGTAAAATACCTTCTTAAGATAAAAAATTTCCCAAGAATAGGTTTACCTATGATGTCTTATCCTGAATGTACAAGTTGTGATTGTGATTGTGGTCCGGCAACTTTAGAGGATGATATTGATCAAAATACAGTTAATGACGCAATTACCTCAGAGCAATCAAATACTAATCAACAACAACTTGCTCAAAATAAAGGATTTTTAGCTCCGGTTAATATGCCAAGTGCGTATGATGTTCAACATCCTAATGCCCAAAACAATCCTATTGAGGATCAAACAGATGCAAATGATGGTCCATTTTGGAATGGAGATTGTCTTGACGGTGCAACAAGTGTATGTATAGATTGTCATTTACCATCATTAACTACTTCGGCAATGAAACAAGATATTACACCTCAGGTTGCTGCAAGAGGTATTGCCGACTACAATAGACTTTTTTCGGGTTATGATATATTATCATCATCTACAGACCCTAATGAGGTTAATAAAACAACAATATTTGATAATGAATTTGCGTTGTATCACGCACCACAACCATTCCTATTTGCGGCTTGGGATAATGTTGGTCAAGACCCAAGAAATTGGGCATTTCCTATAACCGCAACTTTTCCTCAAAAATTAAATGAATTTAACACAAGAGATAAATATTTTGATTCTTATGGTGGTGCAAATAGAATAAAAAGTTTTGTTAACCCATCTTTAAATGGTAATACTTTTTTTGAAGATCAAATAATAGTTCTTTTGGCTAATCCAGGAACTAAAGATCAAATGCAAGTTGGTAAACCAATTAGTTTTAATGACCCAACAAAATCCAATGGAAATATTAATATTACGGGAGCTACATTAAATTTATTAGGTAATAACTCAATCACTGGTACAACAACAACAGGTCAAACATCAATATCCGTTACTTATGCGAACCCTTTAAATATTAATGATCCGAATGGAAATACAACATCTTTTATAATTACCCAACCTGCAATTTCAAACATTTCGTCATCAATTAGTGGTGATGAAGTTGGAAATCTACAATACCCTACCGATGTGGAGTATTATCAGATGATAACAGGTATGACCGTTTCTGTTTTTCAGGCAATCTGTGGTAATAGTAGTAACTCTGGTACATTTCCTACAAGTTCATTTTTAAAACATAGAATAAAATTTTTATATTGTTGTGATGGTAGTTATAATACTTATGATGCGGGACAAGCTTTAGATCAAATGACTAACTATGCTGATTTTGAAATTATAATTTTAAATAGGGGGGTTGATGTTCATACCGCAACACAAAAAATAAAATACGATTTATCAAGAATATTTGGTAAATCTTATGGTAATGTTATAACACCTGAAGGTGATTATTATTTAAATGTACCAATACAACCAACAGGATTAAAACCTGCTAGTCATAATACCCCAACAAATAGTGCAACTAATCTGTATTTTCCTTCATATAATTTTAATATAGGACCTGCGGTTGGGGCTAACCCTAACTATACGGCATTTACATCAAATTATCCTTATTACTATCTTTCCACAGATGACACTAGTGGTGCAATTACCAATTATCAACCAGTTAGTGGATGGCAATTTATTGGATCTTCTTCATTAACTAATACTCCAAGAACGATATTACAATCAAGTTTCTATACGATACCATCATTTATTATACCAGGATCTCCATATACTAATTCTCCATACATTGGGGGTGGTACATTTTTAGGGAAAAAAAGTAATGCTGGTTACCCTAGTTGTAATAATAATAGTGTAAATGCAGAAACTCCTGATAATGGAAAACCAGCTAAGGGTCAACTAGGTGATGTACCATCAAACCAATTATCTGCGTTATATTCACCGGCATATTATAGATATACATTAGCTGGTGTAAATTTTAATGATAAAACTAAAATGGTAATGAGAAGTGACCGATTACCAACATCTACAAAAACCGAAGATGGACTTCCTACCTCAAAAACAGGTTTTGCGGTACACCAAAATAATAATTTTACATTTTATACTTCCGATGGTACCGAAGGTCAATCAGGTTCAGGTATGTCACTTGAGATATCGGGAGAAGAATATGATAGTCCTACACAAACTTTTGATTGTGATACTATGGTGTCATTACAATGTTATCAGGGATCTGGCAATAATGTATCTATTATACCTGCAAATCAATGTATTGTTCCAGAAGGTAGAGTTAAAGGTGGGTGTTATTGTCTATTAAATAAAAAATATTTAACTGAATATGGTGAAGATGTGGCATTATTTTTAGAATGGAAAACAAGATTTACAATTACCTTTGCTGCTTGTCGTGGTGTATTTGCTCAAACATTTCAAAACAATTGGATAAATGGCGTTTTATATATGTTCTCATTTAATAAAACCACAACATATGGTGCCTTGTCTACTATCCCAACATATAATTTTTGTGATGATGTTATTGTTTTTAATGAATTAACTAATGGTTTCTATTATAGATCTTCACCATGGAAACAAAGTACACAAGAATTTATTGGTAAAAACAAACCTTTGGTTAATCCAAACTGGCCATCATCAATAGTTACTGGATATCCTGGATTAGGTTATAATGAAAAACAAATCCAATTCCCAACAACAATTACTGATTTAGGACCTAGAGATGAGTTTATTACTGAGATATGTAATAGTTCAAATTTTAATGGTTATATGGTTGATCAAGTTAAATCTACTTCTTATCAAGATACGTCAGATATAATCCAAATTGGATTTTTATCTAGATTATTAAATGATACGTTTAGACAGTCAATCTTACCTATTTCAGTAGGTGGTGGTAGTACCGAAGGTAAGGGTATTATTCAATTCTTTAATAGTACTAGAAAGGCTGATAGAATAGATGGTGATTTTGCTCAAGCATTATCAATAAACTCTGAATGGAAAATTAACCCATTTATTTTTGAAAATTACCCTAATCCAAACTCAATATATTTTGGTGATGATAACCAATCACCACCAAGACCTGTATTTGGTATATTCTTTGAAACCCCAACTAATGAATATAAATATAGAAGAAGGTTTGCCCCTGGCATTGAAACATATAGTCAATCACCATTAATACAAGATTACTATGGTTTTCCAAAGACACAAGATGTTCCTCATTATCAATGGAAGATAGATTCATCACCAAATATATTTGGGTCTGAAAATAATAATTGGTATACGTATTCACCTTTCTTCCATAAAGGGTATCAAAACTTAGATTTTAATATTGACCCATATTTTCAATCTTCAACCACAAAATTAGGTATGATTACCAATTTTGATGTTAATGGTAATCCATTACCAACACCACAAGTTACAAATCAAGTTTTAGTTGGAGCTCCATTCCATTTTTATTTTGGGTTAAATAATGGTAAAACTGCAATTGATAAGTTTGTTAAATTATACGTAAATACCGAAGGATAAAATGATAGACAACTCAACAAATATTGTATTAGGTAGTTTAAGATATAAAGGATCAAGTGACACCAATCTTTTTATTGATCTTCCATTGGAACAAACTGAAAAAGAAATAGTTGAATTTGATAGAAACGTTGATTTAAGTTTACAACAGGTTTTTGATGATGAAAGACAATTGTCAACAATTTTTAGACCTGTAACTAAATACACTTTTATATTTAAAAATGAATACACTGGATCAACAACTTATGTACCATTTAGAGATAATTTGTATTATACAAATGCGATTAATAACGCAATTTCAGGAACAACAAATCCTAATACCCCTTGGGAAGGTTACCCCCAATATTCTGAATTTGATTTTATTAGAGTTGATAATAATGTGGTAGGATATACTCAACCACCAAATAACCATGTAACATTTATAAATAAAAGTGCATCAACTTATAATTGGACTCATTATATGAGTTATGCGTATGGTAACGATTATACAAAACCATTATTTGCGATTGATAGTGAAACTACCGCATCTTGGTTTTGGGCGGCATCTGATGGAATACCATTTACAATAACATCAGGTAGTGATGACAATGGTAATTATATTACATTTAAATGTCCCATGAAACATGGGTTATTAACAGGAGAATTTGTTGAATTACCATTTAATTATAATGGTGAAACTATTTTTCAAGTTAATGGACTTGGTGATGATGGGTTTGGTAGTGAAGAATATCTTTTTAAAATTTATAATGTTGGTTTTACTGGTACCACGTTCCAAAATGGAACCTCAAGTACATTTAAACGTATAATTAATAAAAGTAATAGTGGGGAAACAATGTCAGAATATTATGTTAGAAAACATAAAATTTTAACTAATTCAGAATGTGCTTTATTAATAAAGGCGGGATTTGAACAAAATATATTTGAATCAAAATCAAAATTTGAAAAAGATGTTTTAACTCCAAATAATACAAATAGGGTTTCAGTTAAAGAAGGTAATCAATCATATACTTTATCATTTAATTGTGATATTGATATTAAACCACTACGTGATAATCAAAATAGACCTATATCTGAATTGTATTTTACTACATTATGGAAAGGTTATTTTGGATGGACTAAAGGTATGAAACAAGGGTGGGAGTTTAATCAACCATTAGATAATGGTTTACCAAATTCTTGGTGGGATCAAGGTAATTTTCTTTCAAGTACAAACATAACTGAAGGTCAATATAATTCAAATACATTCCCACCTGTTGGTCCGTTTTACTATAATGAAGATTTAGTGACAGGAGATACAATTGATGGTGATTTCTGTGAATGGAATGATTACGAACAAACGGAGAGAGTAATTTCAAAATATAATCATAAGATAATTTTTAATGATTTAAAATTTAATGTTGAAACTGATGCTCAACCATCTAATGAATTTGGGTATTATTATTATCCCCATAGTCCAATTGTTATAAGAGAATATTCCGACTATATTGAAGAAGGTGACTCTAATTTAATATTAGATATTCCTGACTATGCATTTTATTCTAATTTATCAAATAGTTTCAGATGGAGAGATCTATATACTTATGGTTATATAGATACTAATGGTGTTGGTGTTAACTATCCATTTATGAATGGTAAACATTACCCATATGTTAATACTATTTTTAGATTAACACCAGAAGGGATAGGAGTACAAAACATAAACGTTATTGCAGAACCTATAATTGATGAGTGTGAATAAAATTAAAATAATAAGACCAACCACAGATAATTATGTGGATATTCCTATTGAAATGAAATGGGATTTTGCGGGTCATGACGATAGTATTTCGGAATATCAAGAAGAGATGGTTAAGGAAATTATTGGGTCACCAAATGACTTTGAGATTAGTCGTTTTTCACATAATTCTGATATTGATGGTAACACAGATATAAATTATGAATTTTATTTTTATGATAATGTATCACCAATAACTGCAACTACAGTTACTCAAACAAATTGGGGTATATCCTATATAAATGAAGGTTTTACAAATGAGGAGGTATACTATTATAGTAAACCTTTTACTAAGTCATTCTTTAAGTTGGATTTTTACGATACAACAGATGAAAAAACTCAACAAATTTATTTCACAATAATATTACCTGTACAACAAGGTGAATTTATGAGTGTAAGTTTAAACGCATTATTACCAAACGTAGATATTAGAAAACCTAAATTCAAATTGGATTATATTGGAGATAAAGAAGGGTTTTTCATTTATTGGTTAAGAGACAGAAACTTTTACGATATAAATAAATTTTATATGTCATCTAAGTTTTTTGATGCAAAATTAGGTGTATATGTTGTAATGACTAATACGCCACAACCATTAATAAACCCAAATAAGTTTAATTTTTTACCCCAAGACTATTTTTATTACAAAGTAAACTTAGATTATAATAACAAGACATATGAAGTGTCATCTACCTCAACAACATTAAGAGTTGGTGAGGCATTGACACCAATAAAATGGTATGAATACGTAAACCCATAATGGAAGAACAAAAATATTACTTTAAAATATCTCCCGAAAACATTTACGGAGATCTTAGATTGGTTCAGTACACCGGTGGTACCGATGTATATGATACTACCGATCCTTGTTGTCCTATATTAACAGGGGAAACAAGTGTAACTGGTGTTGATAATATTGGTGTTTATACAGGTATGACTTATGTATTGTCGGGTGGTACAAACGGTGATTCACTTTTAACGGGATTAACTATATCATTATTGTTTACTGAAACCGCAGTTGATATGGGGTATTATTCGGTTTTTGATGGTGCGGTTTTACAAAAAGATGTAATTAATAACTTTTTATTTTCGGGAACCACGGGTAGTCCTTATACGTATTCTTTTTATAATACTTCGGACACCGAATTTATAAAATTCTTATCTTTAGTGAAATATGTTGTTGATTGGGGTGACGGATCACCAAAAGTAACACTTACAAGTACTTCACCAATTTCACATAATTATCCAACCTCAAATAGTGAGTATCATATAACTATGACTGCAACATCACCATGGGGTATTTCAAAAATAACTAAAACAATTACCACACCATTTGATAATGTGACTATTTCAAACCCTAATGGTACTGCAACATTTACACCGGCTGGTGGTAATTGGACAGGAACATCATTCAATTATGATTACATTTTTAGTGGGGATTCAAATACAGACATAAATGATTTCTTCAGCTACAATTATACAACAATACCATTCTTAATAACGGGATATACAGAATCAACTATAAATGATTTAGCACAATATGGACCAAAGGGTAATCTTTATGGTGGTAAATTTAAAGTAGGGGTTCAGGTAACGGGAACTACAGGTAGTGTTGGTACTGTATGGGGTCCTGATCCAAATGGATTATATACCGCATATACAATAAATCAAATTGATTATTTTGATTACGAAGATTTTACACTTTTTATGGTGTATTCATCGGGATTTACTCAAAATGATTTAATAATGACTGGTTTAACTAAAAACGAAGCATTAATAAATGTTATTGATCAACCTGAGGTTCAAACTAATGTTTTTATTGAAAGAGGTAAAAACTCTGCCTTAGAATATATTGAAAGGATAGGTGAGGTTGATAATGTTGGGGACTTAGAAAAATATGGGTACGGATTTTTTAATGTCAAAAAAGACCTTAGTTAAGTATTTATTAGGTAAGGAAAAATAAACTAAATATAAATTAAATTCTTGTGGCTACAGGTAATTACGGAACAATAAGAAGTGCGGACGTTAGTCCTGATGATGTAGAGATCATCTTGAATTATACGCCATCAAGGGATGAAACAGATAACTTTGTTTTAACTAAATTAGATGCAAAATCTATTTTACGACCATATTTTCACAATGCAACAACTGGTGGTAATTCAGGTGTTGAAATTTTAGGTGGTTTATATAACTTAAAATTACCGGCCGATCAATTTAATAAATTAGGTATATATACATTGTATATTAGACCTGCAGAAATTAGAACTAAAATAACAGATTGTGGTGTTCTATCTTCATTACCTAATGTTAAAGGTATTGTGGTTGACTTAAATAATGTTCCATCACAATATAGAAATAAATTTGTTAATCAAGGTTTAATTGGTTTTAGGGTTGAATACTTAAATTCTGATGGAACTAAAATTCCTAATTTCTTTAGAATTATAACCTCATCATTTTATTGTGAACCTGTTGTACAAAATTTAACAAACACATCACAAAAGGCTATTAGATATAGATATGTGGAAAGTACATCAAACTTACTTTTCTGTACACTTTCACCATCATCTTCTCCAACTAATAAACCAAGTGCAACACCATTCATTGGACAACCTGATCAGAATATTATTATAACTAATACATTTTTTAATCCTATAACTACAGAAGTTGAAATCGTAGAACACGATATATCAACATTGGCAATTGCCCTTTATGGTAATCAAACCAAATCTATTGATGATGGTATTTACACAATCTACGATAGTGCTAATAACATTTACAAACAATACAACTTATTTGAAGTACGTGATCAATTTAATGAATTATTATATGAGGTTAGACAAGATAGAAATAACAATATTGATTTTAGTAAAAGTTTTAACAACATAGTATAAAAATGGCGGTAAAAAAATATACTTGTCCACCACAGTCCCCAAGCGGTCAAGGGACATTTTCTGACAACTTAGTTGGTTTACAACTTGTTGATGGTGGTGGTTTTACGCAAGCAAATTTTGAATTTACCACATCAATTACCGAAAAACAAAATAGAAACTTTTCAATAGGGGCATTTTCAGAACCTATATCTTTAGATACGTTAAATATTGAAAGTGTTACTGAATCAAGAGTAATACAAGCGAATAACTTTAAAGTTTATCCTAATTTTGATTTATCTCAAGTTACTAACTTTACATTATATGGTTCTTTAGTTAAAAGAATATCTACTTCTATTTTACATATTATTAATTTCTTTCCTGGAGCATTAGAAATTACATCAGTTTTACCAAATTATAGTACAACTGAAACTGCAACAAACATTCTGTATGATGCAGTTGAGGATGAAACAACATTTGATGTTTATATAAGTTCTTTAAGAAACCCATTTGATATTGATTACAGTTCAAATTCTAATAGAAACTTTGAACTACTTGAAATTGAAGTTTCATCTTTAAGGAATTTTACGGTAAATTACCCAAAATATTCATTGTTTATAAATGGTAGTGAATATCCTTTTATATTCTTTAGTCCTTCTAATAATACATCTACTACATTAAGTTTTGTTGTTAAAGGTAACCCATTCTCAGGTAATTCCATATCTTATGATTCGTTAGTTATTAGACCTAATGATATATACGTCAATAAAACATTCAATGAAGCGATGGATGAGGTTGAACAATTTTTGTTAAACAGAGCTATAACTCCAATATATACATCAACGTTTACGGTCCCAAGAGAAAATGAGGATGGTACGGTTTATTTAACAACACAAGCAATCACATTTCCTAAAAATGGTCAATGGAATTTAGATATATCATCATTAGCGTTTGATAACTATCTTACTACTTTAAATGAATTTGCGGCTAACTTAGATTTATATCGTACTAATTTAATATCCCGTTTTTTAACAACAGGTGCTATTAAAGAATTTGATACTCCTGATCAAAAAATAGAGAAGGTATTACAGATATATGGTAGAAGTTTTGATGAAACAAAAAAGTTTATATCGGCATTATCAAACATGAATAATGTTAATTACAATATCAAAAATGATATACCGTCTCAGTTGTTAAAGAATTTAGCTATGACATTAGGTTGGGATCCAAATATCTCACCAATTACAAATGATCAATTGTTAGATTCTGTATTTAGCCCTGGAAGTAATAATTTTAGTGGTTTGTCGGTTGGTATGACACCTGAGGAACTTAACTACCAATATTATAGAAACTTAATTTTAAATTCGGCATACCTTTTTAAATCTAAAGGTACAAGAAAATCTATTGAAATTTTATTAAGATTAATTGGAGCACCAGAAGCTTTAATTGAATTTAATGAATATATCTACATTGCGGATCAAAAAATAAATATTGAGGAGTTTAATGGTCAATATGCTCAATTATCGGGAGGAACATATACTCAACAATTACCTGTTTTAGATACAACGGATATATACTCAATACATGGGCAACAATTTACAGGATTTACAACAACAAGTATTATAAGTGATGTAAATGTTTATCCTGAAGATTATCCAATAGATGATTTTGGTTATCCAATGATGCCAACAACAAGTGATTCTTACTATTTCCAAATTGGAGGAGGTTGGTTTGAATCCACACCACAACATAGGATGCCGGAACAAGTAGATATTACGAATAGTGTATTTACAGGTGCTAACCCTAATTACCAAACAACATTATTACCATTTAATTATGGTGAAGAATATCTACAAAGATATAGAACTTTCCCTTATATGAATTTGGGTTATAAATTACGTAGAGTAGTTGATAATAAAAAAAGTTGGACGGATACTCAAACTGGTTTAAGAACTAATTTTGATGGTAACTTCAACGCATACTATCCTGTTAATAGTGATAAATTAGTTATAAATGTTAAGAATGTTGACATATTTATGAATCCGGCTCAAGGTTTGGTTTATGATGTGTGGACTATGTCAAGACAATATAATTACCCAATACCTAATCAAGGGCTAAACTATGTTGAACCAACACGTTGTGATCCAACACCAAATACTCCATACCCACAAAGGGGTGGGATTGATTGGACGGTAATCAGCCCAAAACCAAAAGAAAAAACATTCTTTGAATTTGCACAAACTTTTTGGCATAATACAATTAATGTTAGAAATAGGCAATTTATTACCGATGGTAAGACAGGTGGGTATCCAACCCTTCAATCTATCTATTGGAAATACTTAGAATCAGGTCAGGCAATTAATGTCCCTAACGATAATTTTACATATCAAACAATGATTGATTATGTTAATGGTTTGGGTACTTATTGGATAAAATTAATTGAACAAATGGTTCCCGCAACCACAATATGGAATACAGGTACCAAATTAGAAAACTCAATTTTCCATAGACAAAAGTTTGTATGGAGAAGACAAATGGGTTGTCAACTTGTTCTTGTTCCATGTAAACCTTGTTATGCTATCGGACAATTAATACCTGTTGATTGCCCAAGACAAGCTATTGAATGTCCTATTTATCCTTGGGGTTCTAGTCCCAATGTTAATTCATTTGGGGTTGTTTTAGGGGATGTTTTAACAACATATTTAAATAATAATGGTTATGATTTAAATAATGATTGTTTAATTAATAGTATAGCATCTGAATGGTATGTTGATGTAAGATTAAATAGTATTCAAATTGTGAATTACAAATTCTTTGATGGTAATGGATATGCCGTTAGTGGAACAAGTTTCCCAACTCAAGTGAATTGGTTAAACGCCCTTTATGATTCACTACCACAAATGATTGATGAAGGTTTATCATATTATATTGACGAAACAACAAATATCGTTACTATATATAATAATACTTGTAATACTTGTGAATTATTTAGTAACCAAAGTAATTTGGAATTAAACGTTGGGATAAATTTTCAAATAATATGTAATCAATAATGGGTGCTATAAATGTAAATCAATTTAAAATAACGGGGGATTGTACAAATCAAGGGTTAGGTGTTGTAACTTTTTCTGTAACTGGAGATACTCCTAATTGGTTAGCCATTGAAAGCCCTACTGCTAACCTTAATTTACCTACATCTGCATTAACACAAGTTGATAATGTTTATTATTATTCAGGTTTAAGTTCGGGTAGTTATTTTTTACAAGTATATGACTCAACATATAGTAATTATGTTGTTGTAAATTTTCATATATCTTCAGGAACGTGCGTATCAATTGAAACTACAAGTACTACCTGTGGTTTAGATAACGGAGCCGTAACCGCAACAACACAATATTCTTATGGTTCAGGTTCTATTTTTACTTTATATGATATTGATAATAATTTTATTTCAAGTGGAAATTCAACAAGTAATGAATATGTTTTTCCTCCTGTTTCTGCCGGAACTTATTATGTTGTTGCGGATGATGGGGGTGGTTGTACAGGTAAATCCGCTTCTTGTATTGTAACAAATTCAACTCCTTTTGATTATGGTTATTATGTTGTAAACGATGGAAGTTGTATAAATAATAATGGTAGTGGTAAAATATTTTTAACAGGTTTATCTGATCCAAGTTTATATACAGTTAATTGGTTAACAAGTGTTAATGGACAAACTGGAACAACGGTAACAGGTTTAACCGCTGGTTTATATAACGTAGAAGTTACAAATAATGATGGTTGTTCTCTAAGTAAAATAATCACTATTACTGGTGTAGACCCATTGGGTATTGGTGGTTTTATGACATATCCACCAAGTTGTTTCACTAATGATGGTGAAATAAATATAATTGTAACAGGTGGAACCGCGCCATATTATATTGGATGTTCTAATGGTGATAGTGCAATAATATTTAATAACGATTATACGTTTACAGGTTTATTTTCTGGAACATACAATTTTAACATAATAGATGCCGGAGTATGTACCGTATCAGGAACAACGTCTATCAACACATCCAATAGTTTTCAAGTATTAAGTATTGATACAACAAATTCAATTTGTAATAATAATTCGGGATCGGTAAATATTACTTTAATTGGGTCAGGATATTACACATATAGTTTAACAGATTCATTAAATGATACAACAACTTTTGGGCCTACTACCAATATAGTACAAAATTTTGATACATTGTCTTCAGGTGATTATGATTTGGTAATAACTGATGGTGTATGTACATATCAAACTACAATTACAATTGATAATACTGAACTATTTACAATTTCTGCAATTACTCAAAATACTACTTGCGGTTTAAATAATGGATCAATACAATTATTAGCAAGTAGTGGTGGGACATTACCTTATAGTTATCAGATTACAGGATTTGGACCATCTTCAATGTCAACATTTAATAATCTATCTCCTGGGAATTATACTGCCACAGTTACAGATCTTGCAGGTTGTAGTCAGACATTAGATTTATATGTTAACGATTCAAATAGTATATTATTTGATTTAGTTGTAACTCAACCAACATGCGGTAATAATGGTGAAATATCAACCTTAATATATGAGGGAAACCCAACATTTACATATAATTGGAGTCCAAATGTTAATGGTCAAACTGGAACAACCGTAACATCATTAAGTGGTGGAACATATAGTTTGGAAATAATTGATTCAAGTGGATGTACAAGTACTGAAACCGTTGTTTTAAATGGAACTAATGTACAAGTAAGTTATCAAACATATAATATATGTAATGATAATTTCCAAAATACAGGAATACTTGGTAAAAGAAGTATACAACAAATGTTTGCTGAAGGTTTTAAAGATTTAACATATGATGATACTGGATGTATTATTGTTAGTGCAAATTTTATTACCGACATTACCGTTGATGGAGAAAACACTCAACAAGTATTTTACGTTTCTTCAGGATTAACTGAATATCCATCTGACTATGAGTGGGGTCAAGCAATCACTGAAGTTTTAGAAAGTTATAGTGGTATAAGTAAAGTTGAAATTAATTACTCACTTAATCAAATTAAAATATATAATAAATGTGTTGAAATAGATGGGTGTTTACCTGAAACCATTTATTATCTATCTGATGCAAATATTGTGATCAATTTAAAATTAGAATATAATATTTCTTGTTATCAATGTATTGTAACCCCAACCCCAACGCCAA